AAGAGAGGTTCTTTCTTTGTGAACCACTCAGGCACTTCCGTCTATGCTAAAACTATTAAGTTTCAGCTATTTATGCAGCGTTATCAGTATATGCACTATGACGCTGTAGCTAATGAAATGGTATCTAAGTCTGTGCTTGCGAAGGACTTGTACCCACAAACTGAAATCCCTGATACAATTGGGACATTACGCTGTGGTTCAGTTCCCGCTTCACAACGCGATTCACTTTCACCAGAACAAGCCCTAAAGCAGAAGGACATTAAGTGTTTCCGTATGCTTTTTGGTAAAGTTACGTTCAATGACGCTGTTGATGCCGATGGCAATTCTACAGAGGTTGTTGATTTGCCGGTACTTTGGAGAGCACGAGGTTCTAACTTCATGCCTATTTCAAAGCCGCTGGATGCGTTGTCTGCCCAAAAGAAGCCGTTTATCTTCTATAATTTAAACGCTCTTCTTAATAAGGCAAAAAACGGCGGTCTTGTGTACTATGTTTCTGACCTTAGTGTTGGGGATGGTCCGCTAGACTTTACAGATGCTGACCAAGAGTTGCTTAAGTATTTCGTTGATTACATCGACGGAGAGAATAAGCAAATTATGGGGGAGTATGACAAAGCCCTTCGTATGAGCGGTGATGTTATCGACGCCACGTCTGTTGACGCTTCCATTGACGATGCCCTCAATGATGACTTACCTGAGTCAATGACAGCATGAACGTAAACCAAAGCCGCCTTCTTTCTTTCCTTTCTAGGGCGGCACGTGGGGAGGCTGAGATGCCTCCTCACATCCTTGATTCTTTCACTAAAGCCGCACGTGATGCTATGGAAAAGCACTTCGTGGACGGAAAACATGACTTTACTCTGCGTATGAGTAACGTGGGCAAGCCGTCCTGCCAGCTGCAACTCCAAGCACAAGGCGCAAAGCCAGAAGAACGCACCTACGATTTCAAGATGCGTATGATTATGGGCGACCTTATGGAAGCCGCACTAATCGCTCTGATGGAAGCGTCAGGGATTGAAATCAAATCACATCATGAAAAAGTCTCGTACAAAATTGATGACACAGTTATTAATGGTGAATATGACATAGAGCTTGAGGATGGCATTTGGGATATCAAGACGGCATCCCCATTTGCATTCGAACACAAGTTCAACTCTGCCACCGCATACGAGCGTATCAAGTCTAATGACTCTTTTGGGTATGTAGCTCAGGGAACTGGCTACGGCATGGCATCAGGCAAACCATTCAAGGGGTGGATAGCATTGAACAAGTCCACCGGTGAGATTGCATTTGCTGATGCGATAAATTCATCACAGGAAAAGGACGAAGTAAATGAGAAGATACGAAATGCCATTGTGGCAACTAATGGCTCAAAACCTTTTGAACGACAGTTTTCGGATGTCCCCGAGGTATTTTACAAAAAGGAGACTGGTAACAGAACCCTTTGTATGGAATGTTCATGGTGCGACTACAAACACCACTGCTGGGACAACCTCGAATTCAGAAGACAGTTACCAAGCAAGGGGAAAAACCCCAAGTTCGTCTGGTACACCTACATCACAGACGAATGGCGTAACACTGACGATACGGTACCAGTCAGCTAATGGTGAGGCAAACGTTAAAATCTTCAAAGTCACCAAAGACGAAGCTAGCGACTTCCTCACGGAACTCAACGAAGGTGCGCCGTTCCCTACGCTCACCTCAAAGGAGCACACGTTTGTCTTCCCAGCCGACAAAATCTACGAAATCCGTATTGAAGAAGCGGATGTCCCCGAGGTCAGCGAAAGCAAAGGGTCGGAAGCTACAGAATTGGGTAGTGGAAAAGTTACTTGACACTTTCAAAGGGTTGACTAATCTAGATATAAGGTCAACCCCGATGGGGGTGAACGGTGTAGATGTGCAATTTTCTACGGCAGCATATAAGAAGTTTCCGTACGATATTGAGTGTAAGAACACAGAACGTATGACTACACTGTATAATTATTACGAACAGGCTATAAGTCATGAGACAGGCGGCGAGCCGTTGTTGATTGTAAAGATGAACCACAAGAAGCCGCTTGCTATTATGGACGCCGAACATTTTATAAAGGTAGTATCATGTCGACCAATCACGAAGTAACGTTAAATCCAGGTGACTCTGCAGTAATAGTACGGCATGAAGATGGAGAGAACGCTGGATTTGAAATTGAAATATATCACCACCCATCTGACAAAGTTTCAGAAGACGATTTAGTATTTTATACACTACTAACTCGTGGTATGGCGTTTCAAGCAACACAAGATATGGAAGCTGTGTTGGATATGGGGCGTGAGAGTTTTGGAGATGACGAAGTAACAACTACACAGCATTGAGGTTGTGGTATGAGACACGTTGATTTATGTAGTGGCATAGGCGGCTTTGCGCTAGGCTTTGAGATGGCGAGGTTGTCTGTGCCTGTTTTGTTTTGTGATGTCGAACCGTGGTGTCGCAGAATCCTAAAGAAACACTGGCCCACAGTTCCTGTAGCCGAAGACGTAAAGGTGTTAGCTAATGACCCAACAAGATTTGTTCCAGATTGCGACATCCTCACAGCAGGATACCCCTGCCAACCCTTCAGTCAAGCTGGTAAGCGCCAAGGCGAAGAAGACCCACGCCACATCTGGCCGCACATCCGCAAAATTGTTGCATCCAAAGGACCCTCTTGGGTTGTTTTCGAAAACGTTTATGGTCACATCAGCTTGGGACTCGACTCGGTGCTCACTGACTTGGAGTCTGAGGGCTACACCACAAGGACGTTTGTTGTTCCAGCTGTTGCCGTCGGCGCCCCACACAAACGAAACAGAGTCTGGATTGTGGGCCACACCGAGGACAACGGACGTGACAGGGGGACCGAGACAACTAGACGAGAAGGGGCGGCGAGTCAGCAAGACGAATCCCAACTTGAAATTTGGGGCGAACTTAGCAGACCAAGTCAGAATGTGGCCGACGCCCAGAGCATCGGAGTACAAGGACTGTGGCCCAGTGGGGAGCAAGAGTCACACCCACATGCACGACAGGAAGTACTTATGTGCGGCGGTGAAAGACGTGAAACAACCAACTGGCACATTGAACCCGACGTGGGTCGAGTGGCTAATGGGATACCCAAAAGGGTGGACCGACTTAAAGGATTAGGTAATGCTATTGTACCACAGATAGCACAACAAATTGGCGAAGCAATAAAGGCGTATTACTGATGAAATTCATTCACAATAGTTGGAATGTCATAATGGACAACCGTTACAATCCATTACGTAATATTCCTGATGTAAACACTAGGCATCTTATCATGCAAATACTTGCATGGATGTGGTGCATTATTTTTTCCATGTGGCTTGGCTCTGTCATCGCTTTTGGTATTAGTGCCGCTATCCACGCTCTATTGATAGCTGGTATATTTATTACAGTTGGTGTATTTGAAACCGCCAAACGTAAGCCAAGCTATTTCGGTGGCTTGGGTAGAGGCAATGGAGGCGAACATGAATAAGTATTGGAATAAAGTGAAGTATTATTACTTCACACATGATGGCATTGAAATGTTTTTGTTTGCCTGTATCTTTGGTTTCTTAGGCTGGGCATCTTATCACGCCATAGCTGGTATTATAGAAAGGATAATGACATGAGCAAGGATATACGTGTGCTATTGTCTGCAGATAGTTCAGCAGAATTACAAGAGGATATAGAAAGATATCAGCGGTCGTACCCTTACATGGGATATGATACTCGTGTTATATCCACTCACACCGATGAGAAGGGCAAATACTGTGCAATAATTTCAAGATTGGATTCATGTGATTAATATGGCTAGAGAAGGATATGAGGCGTACATGAAACGTAAGATAGCAGAAGAAGAAGCTAGCCTAGAGGACTTTCCACCCAGCTTCGACAACGTTAACAATCCATTACATTATAACAAAGGCGGTGTAGAGTGTATTGATGCAATACGCGCTGCGCTAGGCCCAGAATTATTTCAAGGCTATTGCAACGGCAATACCATAAAGTATTTGTGGCGGCACCGCTACAAAGGCAAGCCCATTGAGGACTTGCGGAAAGCGCAATTCTATTTGGAGCGCTTAATTCTGGAACAAGAAAATGAACAGGACGACAGTTAGAGCAGACATTATTGTAAGAGCAAAGTTAGACTTAGACGAATTTAACGCAGATACAGACGAACTCAGCGAAATTGTGAGTGACTATGTATCTGATTTGCTATACGATGTTGAAGGCATCGAACCTGTTTCTATTACAGTGAGGACAAAGTAATGAGAGAACTAATGTTAAAGGCGTTAAGTGACCACGCAAAAGGTAACATAAATTTACACAGAG